GTTCGAGATGCTCCGGGTATTTCACATAGACTACACCGTCAACGCGAGTCGCAAGACCCCACTTCAACATAAAACGTTCATACCATCGATTGATGGAATTTACGTATGCTAAATGCTGGTACTTCTTGGTCGACACGTCAAACCTCCTAACATCAAGGTCAATTCCAACAAGGGTTTCCCAATCGCCAAGAGCAATGCAGTCCTGTAAAATTTTCCCGAATTCAGGGGAATGGACATTGATTCCCATCGCGACTCCTGTCTCATATACGTACAATGCTAAGTTTTCCATGAATGAACCGAAAAACTGTTTCATTTGCACAACATGATCAACTTCGTTCGTGATGAAAATTCTTGGGGTATAGACTTTCTCTGGCTCTCTAGTCTCTTGTTTCAGATTTCCTTCTCCAATCTGGCCTCCTCCCTTGGGCTCACACTCTAAGTTTCTCTTCAATCTCTTCTGATACTTGTTACACAACAAGTCATTAAAGACGAAATACTCCTGTCGAGGTGAACCTTTCGGTGGATCAACCTTAATGAAATAGTTAATCTTATCCCCTCCCGTCTTGACAACGCCTAACCAACCGATGGCTTTACGCATATGCAAGCCTGGCAACTGTCGATTCTCTACTCCGTTGATCGCCCAAACAATGGGTAAAACCATTGGAGAGAGTTTGCAGCCAACCTGGCTCACTATATGTTCAACAACCTCTGCATACAGAGCTTGATTCGGAGCTTCTTCGCTTGGTTTAATCGGAGTCAATTTTGTAACAGAATTCTGTAACGGGTAGATTCCCTTCTCTTTGATAGGAGCAAAATGTGCCGGGAATCTCTTTGGTGGTTGGATTTTATTTTGGAATATTGACGCCTCAATCTCGGTATCAGAGGGCAACCTGTGTGCCAACTCCTTCCGGACTTTGCCGATATACTCCAAATTCCATCCAATCTCCAAAGGGCACTCTTGATTTCTGCTTTCGGGTACAACCCATTCCTCTTCATAACTGCAAGACAATGCAGCGTTACTACGAGGAATCGAGTCAAAGTACTCCTTAACAGAGGCCAAGAACTCTTGAGTGAGGATAGGACCTCCTCCCTCTTTCTGGTCTCGAGTACCATGTGAATGCAAGAATCCAATCTTTGCACCTTGAAATTCGTCGTTATCAAAGAATCCAATCGAGCCACAATCTCCGTCATAACTAGGAGCAGAATACGTAACAATATCTGCTTGTGAAAGTACAACATCGTTTGTGACTTGGTAAGAAATTGATCCCGTTCTACGAACATTTGAAGCATACCGAATCTCCGGCTGAACATCTTTACAAGTTCGGCTGAAAATATAAGCACGCGAAATATCGCAGTTAAGAATTTTGTTTGCAGGGGCAAACAGGTGCAAGATATTGGGGAACTTCTGAAGGCC